ACGACAAAATACAATACGCTATACGCATTTACAAAAAGTACGGCGATGAAAAGGCTGGCGACTTAGAGGAACTTGCAGAAAGCAAGAAAATCAAGTTCAAGACCATTGACGATGTAATGAGTGTATGAAAGACGAGATTCTTGAATACCCCTATGAGGGAACGATAACACGCACGATTGCTGGCAAGGGCATGCAGCCTGACACCGTGATTACCGTGTACGAGGGCGTGATGGATGAGCACATGGCAACCGACGAGGAAGGTCGTGTGATGCAAACATCGAGCTACATCATTTCCATTCCTTTGACACAAGACGAAGAAGGCAATTGGATAGTTCCGCATAAGGGTGACAAGATTTCTCTGACGCGATACGGAGAGACGTTCAATTTGACCGTTGATAACGCAGACCCCTCGCAACTTGGAGGTGTAAGTATTTACGCAACACGTAGTAGTTGGTAGAGTATGAAACAAGGCAAGATAATCGGTTTCAATGCCGCAAAGATGGCTGAACAGATGATGGCTAACGCTGTCGCTGAACAGAACCGTCGCCTTGTTGAGTATGCAGAACAGCGTGTTATTATGCTTGGCGAAACTATCAATTCGTACAACAGCAAACACCACATGGACGATACAGGCAACTTGCTTGACAGTCTTTGTTGGGGAGTATGCTACAACGGAAAGATGGTTCAAAGCGGTTTTTACCGCAGTCCTAAAGCAAACACGCCGTCTTATCTGCACGGGTGGTCTACGGTTGAGTTTGCTGACCCCAAAAGGTTTAAAAGACACGCTGTAGGCGAGTCTGTAAAAAACTGGGTAAAGATGGACGCAGGTGAGCCAGTAAACGGACATCAACTTGCAGCAGAATACTTATCTCAAGCACACAAAAAGTGCAAGAGTGGTGAGTGGATGGTTTTCTTTGCAATTCTTGCTCCCTATTGGGGATATTGGGAAAAAGGATTTAATATCACTCCGAGGTTTGGAGGCAACACAACGCAAATGTTTTTACAGTTTGCTGTTATGTCTCAATTCTACGATATTGTTAAATCCAACCTAAAACCTGCGAGAACAAGAATCAAAGTCTACGTTCCAAAGTATGCAAGCAAGTCTCTTATGAGCAGAGCAAGAAAGAATCTGAATGGATAAAATGTTATGGTAAACGAATCGAGAATAGACATATACGACTACTTGTACAACCTACTCTTCGGAGTTGTTTCGGAGAATGTGTACGATATGCGAGTTCCGCAAGAACTCACGGAATCTGATACGACTGACGGCTTCCTTGTTATTCATGTCGGCAGCATCGTTGATGAGAGTGAATTTGTCGGAGAAGCATTCGGTCGTGTACGTTGTTATATCGAAGCTTTTGTTCCTCAGATTTCCAGAGGGCGTGTAAACCATGACATCTACGCAGCGATGGAGAACTCCATCAATAGCGTCATCAAGGAGCAGACGGAAACTAACGAGGGTACTTACTACATCGAACAAGACAGCATATTGTCTATGGACGACATAGGGGAATCAACATCAGACAACTCTTATTTCACATTCGTAAAATCGTTCATCGTCGTAATCGACAAACAAAGTGAATAATTAAAATTAATAATTAAAAAATTAGAAAGGGAATAAGTTATGAGTAAAAAAACAACTGTTAAGACCGCAATGCTTAACTATAGAGCTGTAGGCGGAGCTGGTGATTACAAGAAGGTAAGTGGTGTACTGAAAGGTATGGCTATTGCCCAAGACGAGCCAGATAGCAATGAGATTCAAGCAGAGTTCTTTGACGCTCCATTTGATATCATCTATACTGGTAAGCCTGTTAAGTTCACATTCGAGTTGGCTAATTACGACTTGAAAGACTTACCTGACTTGTTCGGAGGTTCTTACGATGCTGCTACTGACACTTACGAAGGCCCATCAAGCGCATTTACAAGTGAGCACGAGTGGCAGCTTGAGTTCCAACGTGGTAATTATGCTCTTATGCTATACAGAGGTCTTACTGTAGGTACTATCAAGAAGGATGCTGACGGTTCTCTGAACTACAGCGTTACCATTACCGCATTGAACTATACAGACACTAACGATGTAGAGCACATGTATAAGATTATCGGTACAGCTCCAGCGCCATCAGGAACTGGTAATTAAAGAATAATTCTTTTGTTTTCGTGAACGTGGGGAGAGCGTTAATAGGGGTGTCCCCCTGTGGCGCTCTCCTTCGTTTACGAATTACAATCAAAACGTTTACGAACATGAATAAAAAAGAAAAGGAATTAGAGAATGGCATAGAAGACTTCTCTTTATGCGCCAAGAAAGACATACTATCTATCATTAACGATTGTCCTTCATTAGTAAAATTAGGAGATAACGAGTATGCTGTAAAGAATATACGCTATTATTCATTATATAGAATTTGTAATCTTGTTGTCAAAATGAAGATGGCTGATGAGACTCTTGACAATGACAATGCGATACTAACAGCATTATGCACAGATTTGGACTCTATGTGTGAGATAGTTGCGATAATTTTATGTAATCACTACTTTACTTCGGATGGAGACAACGAAACGTTCGGAGAGATAATGACAAAGAATGACAGATACATAAGCATCATGAAGGCCAAGGTAATGCAGAGCACATTTGATGCGAACCAATGGGCAGCAATAATTATTGGAGCGATAAATAGCATAGACTTAAACGCTTTTTTTTTAACCAAAAAATTGGTGAGTATGGCTACGGATTCACTGATGGCTCGGAAGAAGAAATCTGTGGAGACAGCATCACAGTTTACGGAAGCTCTATCTTTGCAGACGCATCAGACTTCTTAAAAGCATTTCCGCAATATACTCTTGACGATTATAAGTTCCGTATCTTGTGCTCAAATACAATTCCTTGCAGTCGACAACACACATACGAGATATCTTCATGGTAAGGACAAGAAGGCTTGGACGAATTACTCAGAAGCAGCGAAAGCATCGCAAGAATATGACAACTTCTTAGATAGTTTGGGCACAATTCCTGAACTGAAAGAAGGAGAAGAGTACGAAATCCCTATCAAAAAAAATAAGTAACTAATTATTAACTATATAAGATTATGAGCGATACACCAACTTTAATTTTTGGTTCTCTGTCTGATGACAAGTTAAAGGAGTCTATTGATGCTCTTGTAGAGCATGTTCACAAGGGAATGAAAGATATCCTAGAAGACACGAACGACACCATTGATAAAATGGAGAGGAAGATAAATAGCCTTGAATCTATAAATATAAAAAAAGATTCTACAGACGCTTCTGAACGCATACAAAATAACAAGAAAGAAGAGGACAGTATAAAGAGTAAGACGAAGGCAACAGAAGAGAATATTTCCGCCAAGCAAAAAGAAATCAAGTTGGAAAAAGAAAAGCGGTTGACCTTAGACCAAACGTATAAAGCCTTACGTCTAGCTACTGGTAATGCTCCAGAGGTTCGCACACCAGACTTAGCCAAGTCTGCAAAAGAGTCATTTGCGGCAATATTCAAGAACAATAAAGACCTTATCGCACAACTCGACAAGAAGATACAAGAAGCAGAGGCAGCACAAGCAAAAGCTGTCTCTGATAGGATAGCCAACCTTGAACAAAAACTCAATAAAGCCAAATCTAAGCTTCATGATTTTTACACAGAGCTTGAGCGTCAAAGAATGAAGGCTGAAAAAGAAGGCGATTACAGTACAGACAATGCTGGTATCACAAGAGCAAAGCAGTCTATTGAATACCAACAGAAACATATCCAAGAGCTTCAACAGCAAATGGATATTGTTAATAAATTATCCAACGGACAATCAGACTCAGTGCAAAGATTACGTGCAGAAAGAGAGCGTGTTGCTGGTCTTTTGCGTGACGAAGGTAATCTTCAAAAGCAAAATGCTCAATCGCAAGCCCAAGCACAGCAGCAAGCCGCACAATCCGCACAACGATATACCGAAGAAATCAGAAAACAAGCCACCGCTATTCGAGAGTCGCAACAATGGAGAGAGAAAGGTTTTGTTCAAGTTGACGGACAAGTAATATACAACAAAGAGAACGAGTCAAAGCGGAAAAGAGTCGCTTTGGAAGAACAAATACTACAACTCCAACAACAAGGATTGTATCTAAAGCAAGACCAAGCGACAAAAGAAATTGCTCTTGTCGATGCAGAGGGACGCAGGATTCGTGTTATACAAGAAGGAAATGAAAATCTACAAAGACAAAAAGAGCGTGTTGCCGAGATTGCGAAAGAAGTACGTGAGTCTTTTAATGCTGACCAGTGGAGTGCTATTTCTTACACTCCAGCACCTCTTAGCGGTGTAAGATGGATTTATCAAGAAAATGACGCAAGAGCCAAAGGGCTTACCATTGAACAGCAAATTGAAAAAATTTTAAAGGAGCAAAGCGATGAGTATGAACGACAAGCAAAGTCTAAGGGTTCAAGCAATAGTAACGCTCAAAGGAATTTAAACGACATACAAGCGCAAACGAGGGCTATAGAAGAATTACTAAAAAAAGGCAAGGATGTCGCCCTGCTTGGTAATTATAAATTGTTTCCAGAGGACATGAGTGGCGTGTCTGTAGCAAAACAGATTGCTTTGTACGAAGAACAAAGAAAGGCAGGGTTGATTGCATCTAATCGTGAGTTAAACATTCAAGTGGAACTTGCTAATGCCATTGCGCAAGCAGAAGGAAGAATAACACAAGAGCAAGAAAAACGCAAGAAATATATTGCTCCGACTTCAACTGACGACTACAACCAAATACTTCGCAACGCTGTTGCAAACAAACTTGGCATTGACCCAAGTAAGGTAATAAATGCAGATGCACAGTACGACTCGGCAAGGCGTTTGGGTGGTGCGCTAAAGCAATTGCAAGACGCATACTCTCAGATGTCAAACGAGGAGCGCAAATCGCCAATTGGCAAGCAAACGCTTCGTCAGATGCAGGAACTGGAGAGACAAACGCAGCAACTGCGAAAGGAAATGTCACGTCCTGTAAGTCTTGAAGCTGCACTTGGAGGTTCTGAAAAGACTCTTGACGATATTGCATATAAAATCCAGCGATTACAAAGCTATATGCAAGGATTGGACACTTCCAACGAGAAATCGGCAGAAGAGTTTAAGAGGGGTGCACTCAATGTCAAGCTGTTGCAAGAAAAAGAAAGCGAGCTTCTTGAAAAGAATAGCAGATTAATAAATTCAAACAATAGGTTATTTGAATCGAACACTGCTCTCGGTCGTTCTTGGAATTACATGAAGAACAGACTTGCATTTTATCTCACTGTAGGTGCTTTCACTCAATTCGTAAGGGGATTGACAGAAGTACGTGCGCAATACGAGATGAACGAAAGAGCGCTTGGTATACTCATCGGCAATGCAGAGAAAGGAACTGTTATATTCAACAAGCTATCTCAGATGTCTCTTATATCTCCTTATACTCTGATAGAATTATCTGATGCAGCTAAGCAGCTCACCGCATATAATATAGCAGCAAAAGATGTCGTTGACACAACAAGACGACTTGCCGACATGTCTTCTGCCGTCGGAGTACCTTTGGAGCGTATGACTTATGCCCTAGGACAAATAAAAGCGTATGGGTATCTTAATTCTCGTGACGCACGTATGTTCACGAATGCTGGCATACCTATTGTTAAAGAGCTTGCTAATTATTACTCAGAGTTAGAAGGAAAACTCGTGACAACTGGTGATGTGTACGAAAAGATGGAGGGCAAAATGGTCAGCTATACAGATGTCATGGGTGTTGTAAACAAAATGACTGATGAAGGTGGCAGATTCTTTAATTTCCAAGCGAAGATGGCTGACACATTAAAGACACAGTTAGCCAACCTAACACTTGCGTACAACAACATGCTCAATGAGATAGGAGAGTCAAACCAAGGAATTTTGGTTACAAGTATCAAACTATTAAAGGAGCTATTCTTGTCTTGGGGAAGCATTCAGAATACTCTTACAACAGTTGCTGTAGTTTTTGGTGTTGTGAAGGGCGCACAGATGTTAGCGAATATTGCTATTGGAAAGCAGACCGTTGCCACATTAAAGTATGTTGAAGCAAACAAGCTTGCTACGGCAGAAGATTACAGAAGAGCACTTTCTCTAAGGAACATAACTACGGAACAAGCACGATGGCTTGTCCTTACTAATCAAACCAACAGAACTCTTCTTCTTTCTATTGTACGTATGGGGCTTTTGGACGCTGCTTCCGTAAGAACACTCGCCAGATTTACAGGGTTTAGAAAAGGTCTTGATATACTTTTGCTTGGTGGCAAGATGGCTGCAAGAGGCCTTGTTGTTGCATTTAAATCTATTGGAGCTGCATTGATTTCAAACTGGCCTATGCTACTGTTAGCAGTTGGTGCTAGCATATATCAATCTTTTACCGAAGCAGACGAAAAAGTCAGGGAGTTCAATAAAGACCTTGCTGATGGAGCAAAGGAAAATTACAATAGCATAAAAGAATATCTCGAGAATGCGAAAGAGCTAAGAGACAGAGTAACAGAAGTGTCCAACGTAAAAAATGCAAATGGTAAAACTATTACTTTCTCTACGCACGTTGATATTAACGAGGACGAAGCGAACAAAGCATGGACTGACATGAAGTCTCAAATCGAAAATGCCACATCCGCAAGTGAAGAATACATATCTAGACTATTGCAGATAAAGAATGTAAGTCAACGACTTAGTGAAGGATTTAACATCCTACAAGATATTCAATCCGTAAATGCTGCAATGAAGGAATTAGGTGATACTGCTATAAAGGTGGACCAAAAATATTCGGCATGGTGGAATGCTTGGCTTCTTCCAGACGGTGTTATCGAAAATATTAAAGACTACGAAATAGCTCTAGAAAATGCACAGAACAAACAAAAATCATTATTTGATTTCTATTTGACTGTTTTTTCCAAAACAAAGATGGGAAAGCTTTTTGCGGCTGCTTTTCCAGAAAAGTTTGGGGAAACCGAAGTAGCTTTAAAACGTGTTGATGATGGCGTAAAGACCCTTACGGATTCTATAGAAAAGACTATAGCAACATTGGGAGCTGCTGATAACCCTACAAAGGTATTAGAGATATACAATAAATCTCTTGAGCAAGTAATTTCACAACAGAAGCTAAACGCAGACCAAGAACTTACTCTGCGAAGAGCGACAGAGAGTAGTAAGGCAAAGATGATGCGTGCTTCATTAAATGCTCGCATTGCAGACGAGAAAGCGGCACTTGCGCTAACGAGGGATGAGAATAAACGTGCTGATATCGAGGCTAGATTGGAATCTCTAAATACTCAAAAGGCATTGTTCTCAAAGAATCTTGACGCTTCAAGACCTTATTGGGATAGCTTCACTAAGTACCTTAAAGAACAGCATATTAGCGAGTTGACTGCTGCTTACAATAAAATGACAGATAATGGAAAGAAAGCAATGAATTACCATTCTAAAGAATGGAATAACTATGTCAAGAAGTGGGCACAAGGATTCGCTAGGCAGCACAAAAAGTCATTCAAGGATGTTTTCGACAAGCTGAAAGCATACGTGAAAAATGCCAATTTGATGAACATCTTCATCCCGCTTACAATATCTTCTGACGAAGATAAGAAAAGTCTATATGACACATTGAAGGCAGGCGATGACAGACTCGACCAAATAAACACTGAAATACAAAGACTTAAAAGAGTAAACAAGAATAGTAAGAACTATAAGCAAGCTCAGATAGATATAAACAATCTAATGAAGGAGCGTGCTAAACTTATCAAGGAAGATGCTTATTCGCCAAAGGAAGAGAAACAGAACGAGAAGGCAAGGAAAGCAGCAGAAAGAGCGAAATCTAAAGCTGAGAGGGAAAGATTAAAAGAGCAGCGTGAGCAAGAAAGCGAATTACAGAAAGCGTTCAATAGCGAAATACAGCTAATAGACAAAATAAGAAGTCATTATGATAAGCTGACGAGCGCAGGAGTATCATCAACTAAAGCTTTGGAATCGGCTACGAGAAGATACGGCAATACCATTGAAGATATTAATAAGATATTCAGAAAGAATGGTATACCTACTTTCAGCACAAATATCTTCAAGAACGCACAAGACCAAGAGAAACTGCTCGAATTCATTGATAACCAAATCAAAGTAGCGAAAAAGGCCAAGAACGTAAAGGCTAAAGAGCTAAAAGACTTGGAAATGAAGTATCAGGATATAAGCGTAGATAAAGAAGCTCATGATGCAACTGTATCGAAGAAAATGGTAGAAAGTGAGTTGTCTTCTATCAAGGATGAATATGAGTTTTCTTTATCTGTTCAAGAAAATCCTGAGCTTGGCAAAGCACTCGCTGATGCGCTAAAAATTGACATAACAAATCTACCAAAAGACGCAAGGGAATATGCCGAAAGATTAACAGAAGAGCTTAATTTGTACTTCAAAGAGCGCAAAAAGGACATACACCTTCCTAATCTTCTTGATATTAGTAAAGAACAAATAGAAGAGCTTAGAAGAAATACTATCTCTGGAGGTCTAGAGGAGAGCTACTTCAACATGATTGAGAAGAGTTATAAGGATGCCAACAATGCACTTGACAAGGAGCTTAGTTCTAGCCTCAAGAATTATGACAAATTATTAGAAAAGTATTCTGAATATCAATACAAAATAAAACAAATAGGCGACGAAGCTAATAGAGAGAGAGTTTCTTTTGTTGAAAAGTTCGGAACTAATGAACAAAAGAGTAATGCGAAAGAGCTAAAGACTCAAATTGACATTCAAGATGATGAGGATGAGAAGCAAAAGCTTATCGAAAAATTAAAAAAACTCACCCGTGAAGTCGCTGGCAGTGATAATGCCAAAATACAATTAACAATCAGTATAAATACACAAGAGGCTGAACAAAAGGCACAAACGGCGTTTGAGGAGTTCAAGAAAAGTCCTGAATGGCTTATAGCTACTGGTAATCTTGCAGGAATGACAAACAAATCCATAAAAATGCTTATATCAAGCATAAGAGCATACAAAAAAGAGCATAAGAATCTCGGTGGTAAACAGAGTAAAGAAATCACCAAGACCTTGGATGCTCTGCATAAGCAGCTACAGAGCGGTAATCCTTTTGAGACTTTAATTGATACATTTGCGCAAGCAAAGGAAAGAGCCGAAGATATGCAACCTGCCATTGATAATGTTAAGAAAAAAATAGCAGCTCTAGACGAAGTCAGGAAAAAAAATGGCAAGCTTAATGAAAACCAATTAAAACAATACGATGGACTTAAAAACCAATTGTCAGATTTGGTAGGAAAGCAGAAAGAATTTGGCAAAGTAGATTCAAAACAGGTTGTAGGTGGAATAAACAAGGCCATAGCTGTATCGCAAGCTGCAACAGAGCAATTTAATAACATGATGCAAGCTCTTGCTGGCAAGAATCAAACTGCTGCATCAGATACATTGAATGACATCATGGGCAATATGCAAGCTGCTGGTCAAGGAGCAGCTGTTGGAGCTTCTTTTGGCGGACCTTGGGGCGCAGCCATAGGTGCTATTGCTGCTGGCGCAACGGACTTAGTTAGCAGAATTTTCTCTAGAAAGGACAAAGATATAAGTAGGAAGATAAAGCAATCAGAGTTAGAAGTCTCAAGATTGAATAATGTATACAAGAATCTTACGAATACAGTTGATGGTTATTATGGAGTTGCAGCATCTGGAGCGAAATCAGTTCAATCTTCAATGAAGGCTCTAGAGCTTGCAGAGTTGCAGCGTCAACTTCAATTAGAGAAATCAAGGAAAGCAAAGAACAGAGACGAACAAAAGATTATTTCTCTTGAAGGACAGATAGACGATTTAAAGAACGAAGTAAGTAAATCATCACAAGATATAATAAACGATTTGCTCGGCATATCTAGTGCTGGAGATGGTATCACGTCATTAGTACAGACCATGGTAGAAGCATTCAAGAACGGAGAAGATGCCATGGATGCTTTCGGTAAGAAGTGGGATGAAATGATTGACAATATGATTCTAAAGCTTATCGTCACTCAATATATGAGCAGAGCTTGGGATGGTGTCATGGACACGCTTAAAAAGAAGGAAGACGAAATGACTGGCAAACAAAGCAAAAGTGCATCAGAGGCTTATTCTTACAACGAGAAGTTAAAGAAATTGTCTGACGAAGAAGTCGCTGCTGAGATTAGAGAGAAAAATAAGCTTGACGATAGCGTTCAGATATCTAAGCAAAGAATCGCCCAATACAGAAAGGACGCAGAGGATGATGCAAATAAAAAAATGAAAGAACTTGAAGTTGCAGAAAAAGCATACAACGAATGGTCTCTTAACTACATGAACACGACAGGCCATGATATAATGTATGATTCTGCTAAACAACTCGAAAATTCTCTTACAAATTGGTACTCATTTGGTCAAGATAAGAATCAAAATCTATCAGCTTTACAGCAAGGAATACAAGGTGTCACAGAAGATACCGCAGGGGCGTTGGAAGCCTATATGAACGGGGTATCACAGCAAGTCTATTTGCATACTGACCTTCTTACGCAAATCCGAGATGCCGTAAACAATTTGTCTTCCGACGAAAGATTAGGAATGCAAGCTCAAATGCTCCTTCAATTGCAGCAGTCTTACCAAGTACAACAGAGTATAAACAGTACATTGCAAGGAGTATTAAATCCAAGCGGAAGAGCGTTTAATGTTGAATTATTGTCTTAATTATTTCAGACTTTTAGAAAAATTATATATCTTTACGACATGGAAAATGAAATGTTAAAATTCAGAAAGAACTCTTTGTTAGGAAAGATAAACGGACAACCTCTATGCTGTGAATATAACACAGCATGGAGGAAGTGCGGTAATGACAAAGAAATGCTTATGAAATTAGCGCTATCTCAACAAAGCTTACCATACCTGTCCCATGCATGCTATGAGCACATGGGATTAAGCAAAGGTTATATACTTTCCAATTTCGGAGAGTTCGTCAACGGCAAGCGCACTTTTAACGATGTTGAAGGTGTTGGCGGTTATACATATCAGATGTATGTTGGTTACAGCAGAGATTTTGATATAACAGCCGACATTACGAATATAATGTGGTGCAATAGTCCTCAAATAGTTGTAAATGCTTCAAAATGTCCTACCATTTACATCAGTAACAAGAGTGATGTTCACTTAGTATGCGACGGATGCAATTATGTAAATATAAAGTTATTTGACGAATCAAAAGTGACGATAGAAGACGCTCCAGAAGACTCAAAAATCATTATATATAAGTATAGTGACGATTGCGAAGTGAAAGAAGGGAAATTCAACTTTTCAGAAATAAAAGAATTTAGAAAGGAATTGCGGCTATGAACACAGAAGGCAAAGATATATACTACGTAAAGAATACAGAGAATGGAGCGTGGAATGAAATATCCACATTGTTTGATGGAGTAAGAATCCTAAGTATAAGCGGCCTTTTTTCTAAGGGTAAAGCAATAAATGTATACACGGAGAAATGGCTTACTGGAGGTACAGACTTTATGATTACATCAGATGACGGAATCATCGTAAGGGAAGATGTTGATATAAAAGTAACGTTCATCGTAAGTAAACGATACGCTACGAATCATAATATAGACGAAAGCTCTGTCTATAACTCGTTCTTGGACTATATGACAAATAAAGATATTTGGATAAAGAGCAAATACGCAAAGAGACAAGTTCATTGCGTCGCTACTGAGAAGACAGAAGAAAAGAATATAAAACTTAATAGGGGCAACAATTCGTACATCATAGGAGAAATACCTCTACATAGCCTTGAGGAGCCTTCGTATGCTTCATAAAAAAAGCCTCTATCCAAAAAGGGTAGGGGCTTTTTCTTCTTAATTAAAATAGTTTCTTATACCAAGGCTTGCGAGCTTCTTTTAATTCTTTTTTCGCTGCTGATAATTCAACTTTCACAACATTTAGATAATCATCCTTAGTCTTAAGGATAGTTTCGGCAGCTTTCGCTCTCTTTAAAGCAGCCTCATACTTCTTATACAATTCATTGTATTTCTCGCTCAATGCAGCGTAATTTGTCTTTAACTCGGAAGTGTGTTCATCTACCTTTGTAGTAGCTGCTACATTCGAAGCCTTGCGAGCTGTCTTTACTACCTTCTTAACCTTCTTTTCTGCAACCTCTTTTGGCTGCACATTTTTCTTTGTTGCCATTCTGTTAAATTTTTAATTAAACATTTATATTAAAACACTCTAAAAATCTGGCTTGATAAATTCATCCAAGTTAGGTTTTTCCATACTTGAACCCATAGATTCCTTTATCATACGTTTTTCAGCACGTATCTTTGTGGTCTGATATGCAGCTCGGTCTATCGTTTGACCAAATATCGTGAACCCTTCAATAATATTTCCTTGATGGTCCTTAGAATAAGGAAGCATGAATCCCTTTATCTTCACGAGCATATTCGTACCAAAATGTTCAGCGATATACTTTTTGAAGTAAGGCTTGAAAATGAACGAAAATGTAAGCAAATCGTCATCAACTACAGTTCCGTCCTTCTTCTTATAGCCCTGCCTCTTTTCACTTGCAGTAACTATGACCGCATTGTCTGTATATCTGATGCCTTCGATATGACCTAAAAAATTTATATCCATTATTTACAAATTATTAGTTCTTTAGAATACGGAAGTTCTTCTATAAACTTACAGAAAGCACCCCAATCTTCTTTTAATTTATGGTGTTTTCTTTGCTTGTATATAGTTGCTAATTGCTCATAATTAGTGGAACAACGCATAAACAACTCAATACCTTGCGGACAATTTGAGATTACTCGCATAAAGGCTCCATATATCACCTCTTTGCTTCCGTTGTTCTCCTTTGCTTCATTGTATTCCTTGATGAGTTCTTTCATCTGTGCTTTACTATTTAGAGTAACGTACTTGTTAAAGCAAGCATCCATATCCATTTTCACAAGCTTATGCATTTTGCTACTAGAGGTTACAATATCAAGGAAATGATACCTCTGTAACTCAGGAGAGATATAGTTAGGGTACTTCAAATCAAAAGATACTCTAATTCCACATCTAAAAGTAGTATTACCTGAGCCACCTCCTTGCTTAGCCAGATTAATAGCTCTGGGAAGAGACTGCTTGAACTCTTCTTCTGTATATTCAGGAGGAGTAAGACGCATAGCGTTACGACACGCGATTACACTTTCCTTGAGGTCGCTTACAATTACATTTGATATTTCTAACATATTACTTCTGTTATTATAACGCTAAAATAAATTTTAAAGCCATTTTCTTTCGTTCTAAGACCTTTAAACACCACGGTCGATAATTTCCTTATCCGAAACATTTTCAAAGCCTTGTGCGCAAATTGAAACGTTTTTGCCATATTCGTATTTAAGAATCATTCTCAAATAGTCCATAGCCTTTAATATATCTTCAGCTCCATTCTTGCGTCTGTGGCGGCTTACGTACTTTATTACATTACCATCGAAGAAGTCAAGATTGTTGGCTCTTATATACTCTACAGGAGGTATCTTCATATCCTCGTAATGTGTCCCTCCTACTTGTGTTGATATTATATCCATTTCATTAACTCAGTCCACAGGTGTTTAAACCCGTGGGCTGACAATTTAAACTTAAATATTATGTTTTTTATTCTTATGGCGCTTTTTATTTGGCTTCTCTTTATTCACCTCGTTCTCGCAAAACTTCAAAAAGTCAATAAGTGACTTCTCTTCATCTTCAACGTCATCTTCATCAATTTCTTTCTTACATTCTGAGATTCCTTCTATACAACCATTAATGATAGCATATACACCTGCGAAATCGTCGGATTCTTTCAACTCTTCCATACTCAACCCCAACGACTTGCGCATCATATCATGAATCCCGCGCGCAATTCCTTTCTGAATGTCACTTGATTTACCAACAAAAGAAGTCAATACGCCATCTTCGTTTGTGTAGCTTATAAAAATAGATGACTTTTCATCCTTGCCAATTTTTTCGGCGATAATTCTTAATGCTTCTATAATTTCCATTTTTTATTTATTTAAAAGTTAATATTTCAATCATTACCCAAAAAGCTTTCAAGCTCCTTTGATATTTTCTCACCACGACTTTCTTTCATTTTTTTGTATTCCTCAAAAGTTATAGCGTTCTTTTTCCAACTTCCAATAGTCTTTCTTTCTTTCTCCTTCTCAATCTCTTCGTAATAATGGCATCTCTCTTCCATGAATTGATTGATAGCTTCCGTTACTACGAGCGCATAAGAATCTCCTCCGTAGAATCTACCGTACTTACCAGATTCAAATCTTGATACAAAGAGAAGTATCTCAACGACCTTCAATGTCTTATATTGGTTTGATATGTTACAAGCAAGGTTATATATCTGCTCTTTCCCGAATTTCTCTTCTGTAACTCCTAAGAAAACAAACATCCCTTGCAAGATACTAAACAGCCAAGACGCAGCAGAGCCTTTTCCGTAAGCAATATCAATCCGAACAAGAGAAGGACTGTATCTCCTAAAACAATCCAATTCATTTGAAACAAACCTGTTCTTGTTCAGATATGAGAACTTGTTGCTAAGTTGAGGAAAATTACCATACATCTTTTTCATCTCCGAAATCCATTTCGGCTTGTTTGCCAATACTGGCGTCGATGCGTTTCTTGAACTCCTCTGCGTTCGCAAGAGTTCGCTTAATTCTGTCGGTGACTGTTTCTCTTCCATAGTTATAGTTATTGTTTTTAAGTGGGAATATCCCTGCATAGTTATTTGACATAGACTGTTCAATGATTGCCATAGCAACTTGTGGATTGTTACCGCTAAGTTCGCAAAGTTTCTTGTAGAATGTCTTGAACCCTGTAGGTTTGTACGATTGGCATTTCTCTTTCTTGTAAGCAAGCCATGTTTCTACTGGCTCTCGCATTTCGGGTGAAACGATTGATATGTCGATTCCTTTTTTGGCTTTCTTTTTAGAAGATATGATAATATCTTCTTTTTCTTGTATATTATTTGTGTTAGTATCTGTATTATTATTAATTAATATAGATTGTTCGTTTTGCAATGCTCCATCGTTCATTTTGCCACTATCGAATGTGTCATTTTGCAATGATGCAGAAAAATCCGATATAGAATACCCCTTTGAATGTAGGTACAACAACCCTTTTTGGGTTATAGCATACCAATTTGTTCTAACCCATTTGTCCTCATTGAAATTGCCTTTTACAACAATACCTTTTCCTTCGAGCTTCTTAATTGAACGAAATATTTTGGTTTCATTCATATAAGGAAACAAATCTACAAAAGCTTTTTTGCTGTTGTAGAACCAATACAAACCATCATGGAAATGCTTTTCGTTTGCAGCGTTCTTAGATAGCCAAAAGTAAAAGTTGTGCAATAGTATGGCTTCTTCTATTCCATAATCTTTTGCAACGTAAATGTTAAAATGATGTTCCATATATGTCGCTGTTTAAAAGCCAACAGACGGTAATACTTTCAGCAGCGACTCTGATTTCTTACCGTCTGTTTTTGGCAAAGTTGTTATAACATTATCTTTAATACTTTGCGTCTATTGTCGCTGTCAACGCATCGAATATTTACTTTCTGCATGCAAATATACACACAATTCTTAAAATACGCAAATGCTTAACATCCGTTAACCTTTTTTGGTGTCATTCTTGAGCAAAAGCGCACTAATCTTAGAGTATTCGCCATTCCTCTTGAGCTTACGAACCTTGTTAAAGTCTCCATCAGAACAGCATTTCCTATAGGATTTACCAATTACATTAGGTATCTCATCACGAGTTATACGGTCATCGTCGCAAAGTCTGGCCAACATATCACATTCTTCCTCAGTAGGAGAACATTCACCGTTCAAATTCCTTTCCAATGTCTTATCAAACCAACAGCCAAGACCATACTTGTCAGCCTTTCCATGTAACTTGAATAAATAACAACGGAAAATAGACTGCAACATGTTATCTCGTTCTTCGCTCATAGATTCATACACGAACAAGATGTAACGTATCTATTAGTTTCTTCACTCAAAACGGAAGATTGTCATTCGAATCATCGACAGAAGACTGATTGATTGTAGACGAAGAATTGCTGCTATCAAGGGAACTCTTTAAGTTGCCAAGAGACGAACAATACCAACAATTACAAGAAGTGAAGTATTTGTTGTTCCATTCTCGGCTAGAGACACTGAACTTACATGAAACATCGTTGCCTACAACTATGGAAGACTTCATCTTATCCCATTTGTCAGCACCGATTACGTCAAGACAGAGCTGTTGAACATATCCATTGTCGGAATACTCGATGACAAAACTATTCTTGACCCACTCTCCATTCTTACCCTGACCGCTCTGCGTAGGCAAGATTGATTTTATTTTCCCAGTTAACTCAAATTGCATAATAAAAATAATATTTTAAATTCATCGTAGGGGGTAGAGGAATCGAACCTCCGCTTTGAAAGCCAAAATTTCACGTGCTACCTTTACACAAACTCCCTTTCTAAAAAAGGTGCGCCAAGACAACGCAAGACACACCACACCAAAAAAACGGAAAATAGTGACGAAAAGAGGAATCGAACCCCTAAAGCTTATAGCTCGATGGTATAATACCACCACGATACCAATCGCTACAACGTCTTATTAAAAAGGGTGAGGACAGCAATATAAAGTAATTTGTAAAACCCTGAGAAAAGAATTGTCTTATTATATAATAACCACCATGAAAAAACTAAGAAAAAACTGCTGCCTCACCCTAAAATCAAGTCTATCTTCACAGACAAACATGACAGAGATTTGTAGTCGTCTTATATTTAATTTAAAAGAATACATCTAAAAAGCCTATCAAGTATGGTGTCTTTCAACAATACAGAACGGCTCAATAGACAGAGTATGAGGAATCGAACCCCAAATTGAGAAATTGAGCTAATGACAAAACTATCCAAACAACATTTCATCTTATTTTAAATTTTTATTTTTTTAATTCACTATATAACCCGCAAGCTCAATATTCCCCGTGATGTACCTTTTCACTATACTCTGATGACGATTGACGATAATATGGTTATCATGTATGCCATAACACTATATGAACGGAACAAACGGATTCTAACCGATTTCACCATAAGCATCATTAATGAAAATGCTTTGAACCGTTAGCTTACATACATGAACAAATCATCAACCACTTATATAATCATGCCAAAGAACTTTTCCTAAAAACACTGATATTCTCACGAACCTCAGTGAATGTTAAATAGTTTAAATTCATCGCTATGGATTCAAATTAACAATTAGAATCTTTAAATAATAATCATATTGCAAATATAATATTTTTTTTCATTAACACAAAATATCAAACCAAAATTTAACGTTCATATGCTATTCTTTAACAAATATACATATATAGCTAACAACTAAACAAGGTAACTACTCTATTAAGTAGTGAAATATATACACATGCGCACGTGCGAGAAAATCGGCAAAATAAGACGTTTTTGGCGTGCTTATTCGGCATCGTGAATGTTGCCGATAACCTAATTGTTATCGTCCTTTTGCCTTGAAATTATATATGGGCTTGATAACGTCAAGAATCTCAACGGTATCTCCTACCGCATCAATTATCTCTTGCATCGGCTTATATGCCATCGGACTTTCGTCTATTGTTTCTTGACACACGCTTGTAGTATAAACATCAGACATACTCTTGGTAAAATCATCCATGTTTAACGTGTCAAAAGCCTGCTTGCGAGACATCAGACGACCTGCACCATGAGGCGCAGAACAAAGCCAATCTCGATTCCCAAGACCCTTGCACAACAGAGAACCGTCACGCATATTCATCGGAATAATCAAGCGGTCGTACATGCCAGCTTCAACTGCACCCTTGCGAAGAATCATACTTATTGTATCAATATAGTTGTGTACTGTATGGAATGTGCCAGCAAAAGACCACCCCATCTTCTCGAAAATGATTTCAGCAATCGTCTCACGGTTTATACGTGCATACATCTGTGCTATCTCCATGTCATGCAGATAATCCATAAAAGACTCGCCTTCAAGGTATGCCAGCGTCATATTCTTAACTTTTGGGCGAAGATTCTTAATCGCATCCGCTATCTCACGCTGCCTACCCTCAGATTTCAATTTATTGATAAGCATCTGACGCTCATTTGGGTCGATACCACATTCCTTTTCGGCTATCTTCTGATAGTAATCACATACTGTTACGCCTAAATTACGGCTTCCAGAGTGTATAACCAAGAAATAATTTCCGTTAGAATCCTTGTCAACCTCTATGAAGTGATTGCCGCCACCAAGTGTGCCTACACTCCTTTGGATATAATCCCACTTTACGGCATCTTTACATAATAGCGAAGGAAGTTGCGAAAAATACCGAACAGGAACATCGTGTACGTTAAACCCTGACGGAATATACTTGTTTACAACTTCATCAAGACGACTTAAATCTATGTCCTCTGAAACAATCTCGCACACATACATACCACAACCGATGTCAACACCAACCGTATTTGGCACAATGCGGTCTTTTACCTCAATCACCGTACCAATCGTGCAGCCCTTTCCTGCATGACAGTCTGGCATGATGCGTATAATACAGTCTTTGTACGCCTCGCATTTGCTCATTTCTTCAATCTGAGACATTGCGGCATCCTCTACCGTCTTCGCATAAATCTTTACTCTTTCCATAATTCTTTTGTTTAAGTGAAATGCTCTTTCCAAAAATCAATATTGTCGTTTCTCTTATGGTAATCAACAAGCGCATCATAGATGGAATATATTTCACTACGTGTACCACCTCCTGTTACAATCCGAATGAATTTACCAAAATCCATATCTTGTGAAACCTTTCGCAAAAGTAAATTATAATTCCTCTATCTCACGCTCATAGTCCGCAAGAAGACACCTCAAAACCTCACGAAACTCATTAGCGATAGGTTTCATACAACGGTCGTTAGTAAACACAACGGTAACATCGTTGCCTGTACGGTCTTGGCTTTCAAAACGACCAAGCAGTTCCTCAACACTCTTCTTCTTGGAATTAAGACTAATAGCCTTTTCAAATACTTTTTTATCCATAAAATATAAAATTAAAGTTTGATGATGCAAAAGTACATGTTTTTAGTGTACATACAACCAAACATTAACAAGATTTAGGTTAAAAAACACAAAAAGCCATTTTAAAGCGTTCTAAGACACTTTCTTTCGTCACGTGGTAACTTATAAGGAAAACACCACAAAAAGCGTTCTACGAGCCTAAAAATGACCTCAAACGTAAAGTTTCGATATTCTATGCCGTTGCATCTACACAAAAATTATCTTCTTTACACGTTTTTTTTGCTTTCTCACGCACACACGCACGTATATATACACAAACAACTAAACACAATACTACTATATTTTTTTCTTCAAAAAAATTTTTCTTCAAAAAAAATGGAACGTTTGCACCAAACGAAACGAGTTACCGAATTACCCCCCACCCCTGTATCATTTCTCAAATGTTCGTTTAAAAAATGATACACCCCCGTTTTAAGCGCTTTTCGGGGCTTTTCGACGATTTTCAGGGCAAAAAAAGAGAAAAGAGAAAAAAAATCTACATCATAATGTGATGATGGTACAATAGTGCACTATCATGATATTACACAGAAAGAAAAAAAACGCCTTAACAAAAAAAAATGAACTAATTGCATAATATATCTATACTATATATAGATAATCTAATATACACTATAATACACTATAATATGATAACTATATTATGATGATATATATAATATATCTGATAGTAATACTATACTATACTATCATAATATTACACTATGATATAATATACTAACTATAGATATATAATATAGCAATAACTATAATATACTAACTAGTTACAATAACAATAACTATAGTACTATGATATACTATAATAACAATATACCAGAATAAGAATAATATAATAATAATATTTCTATAGTATATATATATATAATAACACACGTGTATGTTATATTATATATTATATATTATATATATACTAATTGTGAATATACGTTAATTCGGTGTAAATATAACACTAATCGTAAATACTTGATTTTCAGACAGTTATAAAAAAAGAATAAAATTATATGTTAATAAATGCAAAGAAAAATACCAAGTAACGAAAAAAACACTACCTTTGCAAATGTAAACGAAAACAAAGTTTACAAGCTTCGAAATGAAGTTATAAGGTGTGATAGAACCCTATAGGCGAAAAGCTGTCTATTCGTGAGGTAAAAACGAAGTATCTAGGACACTGCTCCTAGCAAAAAGGCACAAGTACACAACAATATAGTTGTGCAATACTCGCAAAGGTGTTCCACGTGGAACATAACAAATGATACCTAAAGCGAAGGAAGGTGAAAAGGCAAAAGGCTATCAACCTTTGGGGTAAATCAAGTTACAATTTGCGGTAATTGTTCCACGTGGAACATAGCAAAGCGAAAACAATTCGGCGGAGAAAAAAGATAATCTCGCATTTTTGTGTGTTTCACTATATGGGAACAGAAAATGTTTCACGTGAAACGCACATTAACATTGACGAAAAGAGTAGGCGAAATGCTGAAAAACAAAGGTGCGAGTAACATATTGGCCGTGACAAATAAATCTGTGTACCTGCAGAGAAAGCAGGCACGGCCACAATTTTAATTTTAGTATCAATCTAGTGCAGGCGCACCCGCTCTAGTGTGGGGGTGCAAAAGATTATGACAAAGTTCGATTTTATTGCAAATGCAAACGAGGTTATTAAGAGTGTTTCAAAAGAGTTGCGTAATGGTAATAAGGAGTACACAAGCATTTCCCGTGTATTAAAAGACATTCAGCGTAAAGATATGCTGAAGTCTGGATATGCTGCCGTATTCGAGGCCTTAGGTCTTGAAGGTGGCAAGGTTACCCCTGCCGACTTCTTTGCAGCCGTGCCTGAGCAGATGCACGGACAGGATAAAAAAGGTGCTGACTATGTCGGCCTGTGGGGATGGAAAGTCGTGGAGCGAGATAAGGACGGCAAGGCAACCAAGAAGGAGGCCGTATTGCGCAAGGTGTCTTCATGGACACCTAACAAACTATTTAAGGTACTTGCCCAGTCTCAGCAGCTGAACAAGTAAGCAGCAGGTGCGTACACTATACACGTGTGCGCATATATATATTAATTATATAAAATAATAAATACGTTTAATATTAGTAGTGGCGTGCGCCCACAACACACATACAATTATGAGAAAGCAGATTAAAGACCTCAAAGCAGGTGAGTACTTCACGCTGAAGGACTACGGAGAGCAGGATGTGCCAGAACGTGCCGTGTGGGTACGTGGCGAGTACGACAAAGGCAGCAGGACTTATTCATGCTGCAAGTTTGCAGATGTAAACCACGAGCACTTTTTTAAGGGCACAAAGGAAGTATTCACAGAGTTTTATTTTTAGGCAGTAATATGGCAGATATAGAGGAATTGAAGGCGGTCGGTGTATCTGACCGCTTTATTTTAACAGTTAAGCATGATTTATTAATCATGCGAATATTAAATGAGATTAATGAGTAGTTTGGAGGGCAAATTATGATGACAGGTTTTTATTTCAGTACTCCGAGCATGGAGTATTTCTTTGTGACAAATCAGAAGAGACGTACAGATAAGTTATGCAAGGCAGTCGAGGACTATTTAGTCGAGGACGGATGCAGGTTTGTATATGGTGGTGCATATCATGGTGCATTCGGCACGTTCAGCCTCAAGGAAAAGCTGGAGGCAGCAACGTGCGAAATAAAGCACACGGAGAAGTATGGAGACTATTATAGTATCAATGGAGAAAACTTTGGCGGTGCAGGTGGCTTCGTCAAGGACGGAAAGACAAAGATAGTATTACTTTAAAGCAGGAGGACTAAAAATGAAAAAGAGTTTAGCAAATCAAATTTGCAGGTTATGGAACGAGAGTCTTGTAGGTGGTTATGAACCTACTAAGACTTGTGCAGAAACTCGAAAGGATAAATACGGAGATTATAGTGTATTAATATCTCCATGTAGTGAGAATGGAGGTCTCGCATTTCATCGTAATTGTGAGTTGGCAGACATTGAAAGGTTATTTGCTGTTAATGCCTACGTCACGATAGGCAGAGGCGGCAAATTATACGCAAGAATTTTCTAATAGTATTAACGCATAAAACATAAAGTTATGGCATACACAATTAAAGGTTTGGCGAAAGCAAACGAGTGCAAGAATTTAGACGCATACGGACTTGCGGATGTATGGTCTGATTGGTTTGTTTGTAATTGTGGAGGTCGCAAGACAATTATAGAGGACTTCAAGAGGTTGCGCAAGGCAGACAGGAAGGAAATGTTAGGTATCCTTCGCAGCGAACCATTCTATGTAGAGTTATATTATCATATTGTTGACAACATCATCTAAAACATTACGACTATGGCAACAAAAGCAAATTTGACAGAGAGAGCAAAGAACGGACGCAATGGTGTTCAGTTAGTATATGTTATCGACTGCATCAAGAACAGCAGCCGAGCAGCGGACGAAGGTCTTGAGTTCAACACCGATGCAGATGCGTTGCAATTCTTATTTGACTGCTTCGAGCAGGAGTTCAATTATCAGTACAACAAGCGTCTTTTTCCTAACCTTGCTGAGCGCATAGGCGTGTGGTTGCGAGGTCTTCCGAGTTGCTGCAATATCGACTACACCAACCATAACATATTGTTGCTTGGTGTCAAGTGGGGTGTGTTGAGCAGCACCGAGGACAAGAAGGCAGACAAGTTCCTTGAGAACTTCTTCACTGTGTGCGGTGTCCGCATCTTGCAGGCAGCACAGAAGGTAGGGCTTAACCCATATAAATACGCAGTTTAACTTAAAAGATAGGAGACAAAGATATGAAAGCAGAAGTAATAATCAGCAACATTTACTGGAACAAGAGTTTGAGTGATTTCTTTTTCCGCGACCAAGCATACAAGACGCTTGAGGAACTTGTAAAACGTTCTGCGACGAGCGGACAGGACACGTTGGACGCTCTTGACGAAGCAACCGACGACATGGATATTGATGATGTGGAGGAAACATTCTACTCTGAGAGCGTAGAGCATTGTGCCACGAGTT